TGCGCAAGGTCAACGGTACTTGTTAACTGAAGACACCGGCAGTGATAATGGCTATGCACAGGCATGGACTGGTATTACAAATCAAATTCTAATCGCTAGCGCCAACGATATTATCGAGTATGACGGATCCCGATGGATAGTTGTTTTTAACAGTGCAAATAGTCCAGTAAATACACAGTATGTTACAAACCTTACCACAGAGTTACAGTTTGAATGGACTGGAGAAACGTGGATTAAGAGTTATCAAGGACTGTATCCCGGAGGCACATGGAGTCTAGTACTGTAAATGCTGTTGGCGTTTGGTTTTATTCGTTAACAACGCAACGATATCTATATTTGTTGCGCAATGACCCACGACATCCAAGTACCTGGGGATTGCCTGGCGGCAAAGCAGACAGCGGCGAGACTTTAATTCAAACTATAGAGCGAGAATGCACAGAAGAAATGGGATCTATGCCCAGCTATACTAGACTAGCTCCATTGGAAAAATTTACTTCTGCTGACAAAAAGTTTGTGTATCATACATTCTTTTGCAGCGTAGAAGAAGAGTTTACTCCTATGTTAAACGATGAGCATGTTGGATGGGCTTGGATAAACGCAGGGAACTGGCCCAAGCCAATGCACCCCGGTTTGTGGTCTACAATAAACTTTGATGCTATTCAAGAAAAAGTTATTGCAATGGAACGAAGTTATATATCAGCGTGAACAATAAATTCACGGTGCGTTAACTGTGAGAAATTGCTATAATTTTTCCACTCGTTGGGAGTTTGTGGGCTGTACGACACATGATAGAAATGTGTTGCAGGGTATGTTGCAATTACCCGCGACATTTGACTTTCCCAATCATTTTGCCCAATATTTGATCCTTCATGATAACCAAGTAAAAACACTTCCTTGTGTCCATCAAATGCTGCAAGATATGCTAGTGCAACTTCTTTAACCATTGGCGGATTATAAGGAATAACATAAAACATACCTGGATATTTTGAACATTGCTTGGGGGTAGTGTAAATGATGTTATCTTTATAATACCCTAAGTCAAACAATTCGTGCAATTTAGCATCGTCTTTTTCGACTGTAAAATCAAGGCGCATCATTTTAGCAATATCACCTACTCCGTAAGTTTGTAATTTTAAACTGCCGAGCAGGCCGCCTTTGTGGTTTGTCAGAAGTGTGAAATTAAACTCTGATTTATCTACTGCGCTAGCAATGCATGCTGCCCGACCAGATATGTGATGATTCTGAACCGGGTTAGGTATCCATTCGCGCTTGGTTCTCTTTTTTCCGCCTGACCACGCTGTGCTAGTAATAATAAACTCACCTGTATACTCTGTTCGATAGCGTTCAGTAATCATAATCTTCCCACAACAACTTCAATTAATTTAACTGACGACTCTGTCCAATCGTCTAATGACTTGCCAATCATGCAACCAGGGCGATATGTAGATTCGTCAAGTGCTTGTGCAACACCAGGTATCATACTACTTACTAATCTGTCGCCTTTGCGCACTGGGCCTAACACCTGACATGGCACTCGCCCTGTTAGTGCAACTGGAACTGAATTTAATCCGCTTAACCCACTGTTCATGATATAACTTGGGTTAGTCGATACTACACCAGCAATCCTGGTGCTAGACTCTACTGTAGTTATTGTAACTTCGTGTGTGCCGCCAAATTCAACTACTGTACCTGGCATGTATGTTTGATCGCCTTGATACATTTCTGCCAAGTCAGCATATTGTGCAGAAGTTGCTTTAGCAAACACAGTATTAAAATATAGTGACGAACTGCCAATGTTGCCAGTTCCGTTGGCTCCAGTGTTAATAATACTGTTAGTATACACTGTTCCTACATAGCCGCCACCTGTAATATTACCCGTTGCAGAAATTGCTCCCCCGGTAGTCAAGTTGCCACCTGCAACGTTACCAGTGGCAGTGACTGTGGTTGCTGATACACCGGTTGAGCTGATAGTAACCCCACTTGTTTTTAAGTTGCCACCTGTGACGTTACCAGTTATAACAATATTTGATGTATTAGTGCCACTAGCAAGATATGCTGCCACGTCTGAATTAGCATAGCCTGCAGGTAATCCGGTTAACTGAGAACCGTTGCCAATAATATAACTTCCAGTGATGTTGCCAGTAGCTGATACAACACCAGTAACGTACTCTCCTGTGGTGGCCCAAACAACAACGTTTGACGTACCGTTAATAGTAACATTAGCGTTTCCGTTAGAAACAGGAATACCAAGATTGGTAGTACCTGAAGATAGCACTGTTCCGCCGCCTAGCCCAGTAAGCTGGCTTCCGTCACCGAAAAAATAACTTGCTGTAATATTGCCTGTAGCAACAATAGTATTAGCGTTGCCTGGAACTACTGTCCACGAATTAGTTGCAGAGGCGTATTCGTAAACAATATTTGCTATTGTCGATTGTTGACCGTTTGTGGGTGATACTGGAAATGCCATGTTTTATCCTTATGCGCCTCTCAACATGCAGCCATTGAACCAGGTAATAGTTGTTCCGGATGTAGTGTCTCTGTTTGCGGCGCTGCCTTGTTGAACATATATTTCAAAGTAGTCCCCGGTGCCATTAGCGTATGCTGTGCTACTAACACTCATTGACCACCACCCAGAACCAATTTGTACCCCTTGACTGTTCCAGCCGCGATGATATTCTGCACCATTTTTATAAAGAACAATCATCATTTCGCCTGTACCGCTAGATCCACTTATACGGACTGTCGAGTTAAGTTGATAGTAACCTTCGACTGTGGGAGTAAATCGACTGCTAGCAAAGTTGCTGTTAGTATCGTATTCTTCTGATTGGAAGTTGACTTTGGTTAATACATCAGTTGGGATAGTTGTCCCAGAACTAGCATAGGCACTGAACGCAGGACCGTTGACTGCTTGTTTATCGTTAACATTCAACCCGGTTCCGGAAATTGTGCTTGCTACTGACAAAGCCCCAGCATCGGTTAGAGTCAACAGCGTTGCACTATATGCACTATTAATAATCTCTAGGCCGCCGGTGCTGTTTGTGCGGAACCATTTATATGGGTTAGTTGCACCACCGCTGGTATTTCGTGCTACTAGAAAATCTAAGTATCCAGTACCGCCTTTGGTGTTGCCGCCAGTGGCCATAAAACTACCTGTGTTAGCAGTGTTGGTATTGAAATTAGAATAAACAGCGCCGGTTGTTGAAATGTTGCCGCTGGTAATATTGCCTGTAGCTGATATCAATCCCGCAGTCGAAATGTTGCCATGTATAGCATTACCGGTACTGCTCATAATACCAGCAGTGAGTATATTACCTCCACTGATATTAGCTGTGGCTGTGACATTACCAGTTGCAGAAATTAGTCCGCCGGTTAAGATGTTACCGCCGGTTATGTTGCCAGTTGTAATAACTCTGCCAACAACGTCCATGCCCAACGAACTAACAACCCCTATCCCCGACGTACCTGCAACACTAAACGAAATATTACCATTTGAACTTACACTAACATTGCTTGTGCCGTTAATTACTTCTGATCCTGCAACTGCTCCGTTGGATCCAATGACCGGTCCGGTTATGTCAATCCAATAACTTGACGTTCCGTCAGTTTGCCATTCATACAATACATCGTTAGATGTGTCGTACCACTGAGCACCAATTAAGTTTCCTGTGGGTTGCGTAGCACTTGCAGTGTATTGAACATTTGCATTGCCTAAGAAATACCGTCCGGATACATTTCCGGTAGTGAGTAAGTTGCCACCAGTAATATTAGCTGCGGATGTTATATTACCAGTGGAACTTAGATAGCCTGCAACTGTTACATAGCCGCTGGGATTAGTTTGATTAAAGAATTGTGCGTTAGCCGAAGTAGCAATCAACGTGCCACTAATATTTGCACCCTGTGCTGAATTTATAGTAGTAACGTTGGCAATAGTTGTTGTAACATTGCCAACAGTAATGTTACCAGTGGCACTAATCAATCCCGAAGTGGTTATGTTGCCACCTGTTACATTGCCAGTTGTAATAATGTTTGACGAGTCGGCGCCAGAAGCCAGATATGCAGAAACATTGCTGTTGCCATATTGTTCAGGTAACCCAGTTAATTGCGATCCGTTGCCAAGAATATAACTGCCTGATATATTACCAGTTGTGATGATGTTAGCAGTATCATCACCTGACGACAAATATGCCGATACATTACTGTTGCCATAGGTAGCAGGAATCCCCGTAGCAAATGCCACATTACCAAGAATGTAGGTTCCACTTATATTACCTGTGGTGATAATGTTAGCAGTATCATCACCTGACGCCAGATATGCAGAGACATTGCTGTTGCCAAATGTAGCAGGCAATCCAGTTAACTGACTACCATCACCTATAAAGTAGTTACCTATGATATTGCCAGAAGTTACAATGTTAGCAGTATCAACATCAAGACTTTCAATTGAAAACTCATAAACTCTTGTTCCTGCAACAGTAAGTCTAATTAGATCTTGGCCAACAACATTCGTTTCACTACCAGACCCTACAAAATAATTACCTGTAACATTTCCTGTTGTGGTTAAGTTGCCGATGGCGATATTTCCAGAACTAGATTCTGTAACTACACTGTTACCGTCAATGAGCAAAGAAGTAGCATTTGCTGACAACGCCACATTGCCAAGATAAATGGTACTGTTTGATAACCAAATGTCTTTAAATCTGTTTGTTGTGTTACCTAGGTCATAGGTTACGTTTGCAGTCGGATAAATGTTACCAGCTACACTGATTGAACCTGCGTTAACAGTTAGTACATTGGATGTACCAGCAGAACTAATTGTAACTGCTCCATTGCTAGTCACAGTTACATTACTGGTGCCAGCAGAGATAGAATTAGCAGAGTAGTTTTGAACAAACGTTAAATCACTAGAGCCAATTGTAATAGGATCATCGGTGGTTAGTTTCCACTGTGTGTCTTTGTATACGTTACCTTCAGTAACCATAACAATGGTTCCGCTGAGTAATTCACCAGTGGAGTTTGTATCAATAGACCGTTCCCAGGTGCCGTTTGACCCAGTTCCTACGGTTGTTACATAATAGATACCATTTTCACTGCCAGTTGATTGCCCGGTAACAAGGATACGATTGTTTGCTACTAAAGTGATGCCGTCAACTGTGTTAGGTGCGCTGCCTGCTAATACGATGTTGGTAGTCGTGACTACACGCACAGCTTGCTTGTAATCTATGTCATAAATCTGATATGCACGTGGTCTTGTTAATGCCATTTTTTGCCCTGATAACGGATATATTTACCTAAAAAAATAGGGCTAGTATTCTAGCCCTATTCTGATCAGTAGCGGATTATAGTCGACCTACAACCACTTCAATAATACCCTCGCCACCTGCGTGATTTTCAAGAGCTTTACCAATCACTGTACCAATTGTAGGTGTAGCACATGCTTGTGCTCTACCATTACCGGCAGCAATCATCATGTCACCCTTAGCAACAGGTCCTGTAACCTTGGTCGGTACACGTCCAGTTAGTGCCAGTGTTGCCACGTGCTCAGAATCAAGTGTGCTATTCATGATGTAACTTGGGTTTGTAGAAACTACACCAGCAATTCTTGGATCGTTAGCATTAACTGTTAATGTAACTTCTTGCTCACCACCAAAACTCAACACAGTACCTGGCTCGTAACCAGCATCTGCTGCGTAGTTTTCTGCCAAGTCAGCGTATTGTGCTGAAGTTGCTTTAGCATGAACAGTGTTAAAGTAAGTAGTTGTACTACCAATGTTAGCAACACCGTTTGCACCTGTTGATACAATGTTACCAGAAACGTTTAATGTTCCAGTAATGTACTCGCCAGTGGTGGACCAAACTACAACGTTTGAAGTTCCGCCTACTGTAATATTAGCATTACCGCCGGCAGTTTGAATATCAATACTAGTTGTACCGTTTTGTACTCTGTCGCCTAGAATGTTACCGCTTAGGGTAGCATTACCTGTAACGCTCAAATCACCAGTAATGGCCATACCGCCCGAGTATACAACCGCTACGTTTGATGTTCCACCAACGTTCATTCTAATGTTAGCACCGCTACCTACAACAGATACGTTCGAAGTTCCGTTTGCAATTGTAGTAGTGTCAACGCTTGTGCTAGCAATAGTAGCAGGAGTTGTACCGTCTGGACCGTAGAACGCAATAGTGTTTCCACCTGCTACGTTCTTCATAACAACGTTACCCATTGTAATTGTGCTGCCAGAAACAAACAAGTTACTCCAACGTTGTGTTGATGATCCTAAACTTTGTGTGTTATTTGCAACTGGTAATAAATCGCCTGTAATATTAACAACAGCAGAGCTTGCGCTAGTTGCTACTACAGCGTTTGCACTTTGGTTGCTGATTGAGTCAACACTAGTAGTTGTAGTTAAAGCGCGAACATCAATTAAGTCGCCAGTGAGTGGTGCTTCAGTAAATTCCAATGTACTAACAGATCCTACTGTGCTTACTGAGTAAGCTGATGTTGGAATCTGTAACACACCGTTAATACTAACAATAACACCGTTTGTGGTGTTAACTGTTGCTAATGTAAAGTCTGTAGTTACACCGTCACCGTTAAACTGCTCGTCGCCGATCACAGTAAATGCTGGAGTACCAACAGATTCCCAACCAGTAGTTGTGTACTGTTCTAATGTATCACTTATTGAGTTGAAACGAAGCATACCAACAACGCCTGTTCCAGGACGTTGCAGTGTGTTACCAACTGGGAACAATATTGAGTTAGTGGCGTTAAACGCAACAACTGCATTAGTTGTTTGTGTTGCTGAACCAAAACTTGCTGTGCCTGTGCCAGCATCGACATAAAATATGTTAGCAACAGTATCACCATTAACTGCAAAGTCAACATCGTCGCCGGCTGTATTAAAGTTAACACGACCGTTTGTGTCAGTAATGTTATCACCTGAGATTACAATGTTGCCGCCTTTTATAGAAGTAGCAATTACGTTACCACCAGTGATGTTACCAGTTGCAGATACTGCTCCACCAGTTAAAACATTACCACCAGTAATGTTTGCTGTTGCAGTTACTTGCCCGGCAGTAGTTAAGTTACCACCAATTACATTACCAGTTGCAGAAACTGTGGCTCCTTGTACTAGTGCAGTAGAAATAATATTTCCACCAGCAATGTTAGCAGCTGATGTAATGTTACCGGTTGAGCTAACCAAACCACCAGTTAAAATATTACCACCAGTAATATTCCCTGTAACACCAACAGCGTTTGATGTTTTGTCAAACGTAAATCCGGCGGATCCGTTTAGGATTTCATTGTCATTGAATTGAACCTGAGTGTTAGCACCGCCTGCATCAATATTACCACTGATATTACCGATAAAGTTTTGTGCAGTAACGTTACCTGCAAATACTGCGCCAGAACCATTAACGTTACCAGTTGCAAATACAGCTCCGCCTGTTGTAATGTTTGCGCCAGTAACGTTACCAGTTGCACTTATGTTGCCAACATCATCAAACGTAACTTGAATACCGTTGCTATTAAAGAATTGTATGTACCCTGGGAAACCTGCATCCATGTACATCCCAGTAGCGCCGTTAACTACCCTTGGCGTGTACACATTACCACTGGCACTAATTAGGCCAGCTGTGGTTAAGTTGCCGCCAACAATATTAGCAGTTGCTACAACTTGTCCGGCTGTGTTAACATTACCACCAGATACATTACCAGTTGCAACTACCTGACCGGCTGTGGTTAAGTTACCACCAGCAATATTAGCTGTTGCAGCGACAGTAGTTGCACTAACGTTACCAACAAACCATGGTGCAATCACGTTGCCTGTTGATGTAACTATACCATTTGAAATTACGTTACCACCAGTGACATTACCTGATGCACTTAGGCTAGCTGCACCAAATGTTCCAGCGGTAGAAATGTTACCACCTGTAATGTTACCAGTTGCACTTACTTGACCTGCTGTGTTTAAGTTACCACCTGTGATGTTGCCTACTGTGATAGCACTTTCGGCATAAATGTTACCAGCTTGGAATGTACCATATGAATTAATCCCAATGATATCGTTTCCAGAGAAAGAAACATTAGCAGCAGCAATCATATTGCCACTACTATTTTGCCAACCCATCCATGCATTGCCTAGACCCGAAGTATAGTACTCCATGAACAGACCACGGTCATAACTGTCTGGGCTAGTTAACGGAGCACCGTTTGGTCCAGTACCTAGAATAATAACTGGGTCTTGAATACGTAAGTCGTCAACGTTGTTATAGGTAATGTTACCAAGAACAAACAAGTTTCCTGCAATAACTGCGTTACCGGTTGTGCTCAATGTTCCTGTATTAATTGCTGTTGCAATTGTTAAATTTCCACCTGCAATATTTGCAGCACTAGTGATGTTGCCTGTTGCACTTACTTGGCCAGCTGTTGTTAAGTTGCCACCTGATACGTTAGCAGTTGCAATTACTTGACCTGCTGTGTTTATGTTGCCACCAGTTACGTTGCCACTTGCACTTAAACTAGCTGCACCAAATGCTCCAGCAGTAGAAATGTTACCACCTGTGATGTTACCAGTTGCGCTAATTGCACCAGTTACTGATAGTTGAGTATTACTAAATGTACCAACAACGTCAGCGTTGGCTGTACCACCTACCATAAACTTGATTAGTGCCCCGGCGCTTTCTGGGTTGAGTAATAAGTTACCACCATGGTTATGAACATACGAGTCGTTTGGTCCAAAGCCAGGGTAATCAATTGGGTCATTGAATGTACTTGAGTTAATACCCATGTCAAGGTAGTAAGTAGTATCGGTTCCGTTGTCAGCAGTAGCAATAAAGTCTGTACTAGCCGAAGTTCCGTTATTGATGTTCTGGAAGTTAAGTTGCGAGTAACTGTTTACGTTACCACCAAACTGCATAACGACGTTGGATCCTAATGGTGTGAACCCAGGAACGCCAGCATAAGCAGCTCCGTTACCAGTTACAGCATCACCGTAGAAAATACCGGAGTTAGCATAAACAATACCAACTGATGCATTTAAGTTACCAAGTACATCAACGTTGCCAGTGAAATAACCTGTTGCTGCACGAACACCAGTTGCAGCATTTATATTGCCACCGTTGATATTGCCTGTTGCAGTAACTAGACCAGAAGTGATTATATTGCCCCCAGTTACATTACCTGTAGCACTAACCGTTTGAGAAGCTGCAACTGTTGCAGCAGTTACTGCTGATGTAGAATTAATATTGCCGCCGTTGACATTGGCAGTTGTAACAATGTTACCGGTTGAGGTAACAATGCCATTTGAAATTACATTTCCGCCAGTTACATTACCACTTGCACTTAAACTTGCTGCACTGAATGTTCCTGATGTAGAAATGTTACCACCGGAGATGTTTGCTGCAGAAGTAATGTTACCAGTAGAAGAAATTTGACCGGCTGTGTTAATATTGCCGCCGTTAACATTTCCAGTTGCATCAACTTGTCCTGCTGTTGTGACGTTACCACCTGATACATTACCAGTTGCAACCACTTGACCTGCCGTGGTTAAGTTACCACCAGCAATATTAGCTGTTGCAGATACTAAACCTGCTGTTAATACATTACCACCGGTTACATTACCGGCGGCGCTTACTTGTCCGTTTGTTAGCAGGTTACCTGCAGATAGGTTGCCGGAGAATGTTACAGATCCAATAATGTTGCCTGTAATACTAACATTTCCGCCTACCGATAGATTGCCACCGATGTTTGCATTTGCAGTGTGCAAATCAGCATAGTTAACAATAGCAATTGTAGTATTGGTTTCGCCTGTTGTTGTATAGGCTGTAACGAATTCTGTCGAAGACTCATCCCATACAAACGCAACGTTGTTTGATGTTCCGCGCTGGCCAATAAAGCCAATATCTACAGATGGAGCTCCAACCTGGTTAGCCGCCAGTAAGATAACTGGATCTTCAATAACCGTGTAGGTTGTATCAATTGTTGTTGTATTACCTTGAACCGTTAAGTTACCAGTAACTGTCAGATCTGATGTGTAAACCAGATTGTTTGCAAGTTTAGCAGATGAAACACTATAGTCTACAAGCTTCGCTGCTGCGTTTACGGTAGCATCAGTTATCTGATTATTTTTAATTCTGGTCACGGCCATGGTATAAAGTCTCCAATTATGCTTTATTTATGGAG